GCAGTTCCCTTGCCGGTCCTCGGTCAGATGCACGGCCCATTGTAGGCGCCCATCCTTGTGTCGCCTGGGGCGTTCGGCGTGTTCGGTCATGGTTAGCTCTCTTGGTTGGTTGGTGTTATCGGTACGGCATCCATTCACAGGTGACGACCAGGCCCCGCTCGGTGAGCCTGGAGTACGTGTCGGTGCCCAGCGCGCTCTCGACCTCTGCGCCGTCGGCCTTCACCACGAGGATAGTGCGAAGGTGCTCGGCGTAGCGGCGGGACATCACCAGCTCGAGCTCCTGGAGCTCCCAGCCCTTCGCCGGCGCGATGTCGTCGATGATGAGAAGCTCTGCCTTCTCCAGTGGGCGGATGAAGGAGCCCTCGATCCTCGTGCGGAACCGACTCTTCTCCTGGTTCAGCGCGCGCGGCCACTCAATGTAGCGGTGCTCCGGCATCGTGTCCCAGCACTCGCCCCGCCACTCCCAGCTCTCGGCGGCCATCCGCAGGGCGTGCTGGCAGAGCTCGCGCAAGCCGAGCAGGTAGGCCAGCGCCGTCTTGCCCGTGCCGGCCTCGGCGCCGGCCAGGACCACCCAGCCGCCGGCGTCGGCGAGGGCCCGGAAGGCGGCCTCGACCTTGACGTGCGGAACCCGGGGAACCAGGCGAGCGAAGCTCTCGGCCTCGAGCACGTCCCAGGTGCTATTCCCTTGGAAGAGTCTGGTTGTGGCGCGCGGCCAGCGGGTCTCCCTCCAGGTGCTATCGAGCAGGGCGTTCAGCCACATATTCGCGGCCTCCCGCTCGTTGCTCGGTGCTGGCCGAGGGGCGTGGTGGTGGTCGGGGACGATCCGGTCCCACTCTCCCGGCCCGGCCCGGCGGCCGGCGTGCCGGCGGAGGAGGGCTTCGAGGCTAGACTTCTCGGGCTCGGCGGCCGGAGGACTTGAAGGGCTGGGGCTGAGGGTTTCCATCGAGTCGGCTCTCACGGTTCAGGTGCTCGAAAGCGTAGACGGGATCGGTCCATGCCATGTCGGCGCACAGGCGCACGGCGGCCAGGGCTTGGGTCGGGTGCTTCTCCAGGCGGTCTAGGTGGCGCTCCAGGGCCGCGGCCGAGCGCCAGACCTTCTTCGACGGCAGGCAGCCCCTCCAGCGGCCGACCTCGGCGCGCAGGTCTGGGATGGCCAGCAGGGCCGGCCGGCGATCCACGGCGGCCAGGGCCTCCTTGAGGGTGGGCTTCCGGGACTTCCTCTGCTTGCCCTCCTCTCCCAGGTCGGAGCCAGCACCATCCCCCGGAGGGGGTGGTCTCTCTTCTTCTGGCTCTGGTTCTGGTTCTGGTTCTGGTTCTGGTTGGTTCAACGCCCCAGGGTTGCACCCCCGTTGAACGGGCGTTGAACGGGCGTCCAACGCGCGTTGAGCGCGGGCTCGGGCAGAGGCCCTCCCGGCCCTCTCGGCGGCCTCTTGCCGCTGGGAGGCAAGCTCGCGCTCGATCTCCAGGCGGCGCTGGACCCAGCCCTCGGGCGTCTCGCACCAGCACGGGCGAATGAACCGCCAGAGGGCGGGGTCGAGCCCCAGGCCCTCGATCGCCAGCTCGGGGTTGAGCAGCGGGCCCTCCTGCCAGGAAATGTCGAGGAGCTCCCGGTAGGCCATGCGCGCCAGCGGGGGCATTCGGGCGACCCGGGAATCTCCCAGGAAGTCGGTAGGAAACCAGCGGTAGTAGGGGAGGCTCACCGGAGCTTGGCGAGCTTCGCCCCCTCGCGGATCATCCAGGCGGGGCTCTTGCCCAGGGCGAAGGCCACGGAGAACAGCGCGGCGGCCTGCATCGAGGACCGCTCCCCGGCGAGGAAGCGGTGAAGGCCGGGCTGGCCCACCTCGGCCTGGCCGGCGAGGCCCTTGGTGGAGCGGCCCCTCTTCTGCATCTCGGCCCGCAGGGCCAGACGGATGCCCCTCATCAAGGCGGAGGTCTCGGTCAGCATGTTGGCTCTCTGCGGCGTGGTCGGGCGCCTGCCCTGGTGAGGGGCGGCCTCGCTCCCGGTGCCGCGTCTGACGGGAGCTCGTGCAAATCTGGGGGCGACGCGCACGGCCGTCAAGTAGGAATATATGCCAACCGCCCTAACCTGTTGCAGGTGCGGCTCTTGCATGGAAGCATTGTTTTCTACTCGCCGAGCGCCCCTTTCCACGTTGACGAAATCGCCCCGTTCGGGCTATGCCTATCACAACGCTGGTGGGGTCCCAAACGAAGCCCGGGGTGGTACCCCGGGAAAAGGTTGGCTCTCAGCCCCGCCAGGGGAGGCTGGTAACAGCCAGGGGCGCGGGGTGGTTCCCGTGCCCTGCCTTGAGGGGCCTTCGGGCCCCACCTTCGCTTCAGCGAACCTCGTACCTCGCGACCTGAGAGAAGTCTATCCAGGTGGTGGCGTACCCACGACGACACCGGGCGCGACTGCCCTCCACGGCCTCAATTGCGTAGAGGCCCCGAAGGTCGTCCGGGCTGAAAACCTGCACGCGGGCCCCGACCACTACTCCCGGAGCGGCCTCCGGCTCACCACAGCAGCACAGGCCGAGAAGCACCAGCGCGATAGGAATCGCTCGCATTACCCGCACCTGCGCGGCTTCAGTCCACGGAGCAGCAACCGCCGGATGTACGTGGCGACCGGGCGCTCCTCCTTGGCGGCCAGGCGCTCGATGTACGCCTTCTCCTCCTCGTTCACCGGCACGCTGATTGAGAGCGACCGCTTGACCTTCGCCGGCAACGGGTCGGGTCCCGGTTTCTTCTTAGTCCTTCGCACGCTTTGACTTGTACCCATTTCACACTCCGGGGCTAGGATGTCTCGATAAAATTAGGTGGAACTCGATTGCATGGGGTTTTCCGTGGCCGTAGGTTGGCCACTATGACCACGGGTAACCGAAGCGAGAGCCGGCCAGCCTTCAGGGGAGAGTTCCTATGGCCGTTCTCGATGGCGACGAATACCAGCTCGCGCAGGTGTTTTCCGCGTACCTTCGGGACCTCGCAACGCGCGCCGGAGAGGCGCACTGCAAGCGGGTCCGCGCCGTCTTCGATCGGATCACCGGATCCAACGATCCGCCGGTATCGGGCCTGCGCCCGGTCTGGTTCGCCGACTGGCGAGCGCGCCGACTGGCCGAGGGAATCAGCCGATCGACGGCGAACAAGGAGGCCGGCTACGTGCGGGGCGCGCTCGAATGGGCGCGGGAGATGCACATGGTTGTGCTGAATCCTGCCGCCTGCCTGCGCCCGTTGCCGGTGCGAGAGTGTGATCGGCGCCGCCTGCGGCGGGCCCTGACCGACGAGGAGTTGACGAGGCTCCTGCGCGCAGCGAAGGCGCGCGACCAGCAAAGGCCGGGGGTTCCCCAACATCCAACCTGGCTGCTGCTCGCACAGACAGGAGCGCGCCGAGGGGAGGCTTGTGCGGTGCGCTGGTGCGATGTGGACCTTGTGTCGCTGCACCTGACCTTCAGAGCAGAGTGCGCCAAGTCCGGCCGATCCCGGGTGGTCCCGATCGACGAGAGCCTGGCCGGCGAGCTCATCCGCCTGCGCCGACTCCAGGAGTACACGACGGGCCGGGCCCCGGGGGGCGACGACCAGGTGCTCCTGTCCCCCGCCGGCCGGCCCTGGATGGCGAACCCCGACAACCTGGGGCGCCTGTTCGGGCGCCTCTTGGGCCTGGCCAAGATCGAGCGGGTCGACCACCGGGGCCGGGGGGTGAGCGTCCACGCGCTCCGGCACACCTTCATCACCCGCCTCATCCGGGCCGGCGTCCAGCCGGTGGTGGTCCAGCAACTCGCCGGGCACGCCGATGTCCAGACCACCCTGGGTTTCTACACCCATACGGTAGAGAAGGACTTGCGGGACGGAATCCGGGCGCTTCATCTGGAGGTGGCCGGGTGACGTTTCCGGGGTCAAGAACGGCGATTTATGGGCCTGGGTGGCGCGCCCGACAGGATTCGAACCTGTGGCCTTTGGCTTCGGAGGCTAACGGCCATTTGCGCCCCAGTTCGTACACAGGAAGCCGGGGGCCAGCGCGTCCCCGTCAACCCGGGTCTCACCAGCCCGGGCTCCCCTTGAGAGCCAACCGCGAGGCGGGGGGGATCTGCCCGTGTGGCGGGGGGGACGACGGGGCCCCGCCGCTCCCCTGGCTTCCTGCTTTCCAACCGACACCAACCAAGAGAGCCGACCATGCACAACCAAAGTCCCTTCGGGGGTCCTCCGAAGCCCGGGGTAGTCCCCCAGCCCCAGCCAGCCCCCGGGCCTGAGCCCGAGGCCGAGCCGAAGAAGAAGCGCAAGCGCCGGAGCCCCTCGGGCGAGGAGTTCGCCCGGCTCTACGAGCGAGCGGCGCGCGTCCTGAACGTCGACTCGATCGGCGTCTCGCCCGTGCTCGGGACAGGCCGGCACCGGATCTTCGTCTCCCGCTCGGGCAAGAGCCTGCTACTGGAGACCCCGCCGCTGACCACCCGGGAAGCCTACGCCTTCCTCCTGGGCCTGTCCTATCCCCGGGCGGGGGAGGTACGGCCGACATGAGCGAGATTCAGGCCACCATTGAAACCGCGATCGCACGATACTCGCTGCCTGACGCCGCGATCGCCGAAATGGGCGAACGCTACGCCGGCCTATCCATCAGCGGCCCCGACGACAAGGAGGGGGCCGGGCAGGTTCACGAGGCGCGGATGACGGTCAAGCGGCACCGGGTCGCCGTGGAGCGCACGCGCAAGGAGCTGAAGCGCGACGCCTTGGAGTACGGGCGGGCGGTCGACGCCGAGGCCAAGCGGCTCACAGCTGCTCTACGCGAGATCGAGGAGCCGCTGGAGCAGGAGGAGGCGAAGGTTCAGGCCGAGCTGGACCGGATCGCAGCCGAGGAGAAGGCCGTGCGCGACGCGAGGGTTCAGGCCCGCCTGGATGCCTTGCAGGCCGTGGGCCACGTCATCCCCTGGGCGCAGGCCGAGGGCTTCACCGACGAGGATTTCGATGCGCTACTCGCCGAGCACGCCGAGCTGCACCAGGAGCGGGTGCGGGCCGAGAAACGGGCCGCCGCCGAGCGCCAGGCCGAGGATGAACGGATCGCCAAGGAGCGGGCCGAGCTCGAGCGCCAGCGCCAGGAGCAGGAGGCCAAGGCCGCCGCCGAGCGCGAAAGTCTGGAGACCGAGCGAGCCAAGGTCGAGGCCGAGAAGAAGCGCCTGGCCGACGAGGCCACCGCGAAGGAGCGGGCCGAGGCGGCCGAGCGCGCCAGGCAAGAGGCGGAAGAAGCAGAGGCGCAGCGCAAGGCCGAGATCGAGGCTGCCCGCCAAGCGGCGGCTGCCCGCGCCGAAGCCCTGCGCCCTGAGGCGGAGAAGGTGAAGGCTATCGCCCTCGCCCTGCGCGACTGGGATGTGCCGAAGCTCTCCTGCCGCGACCAGGTGATCGACATCTTGGACAGGGCCGCCGGCGAGGTGTTCGAGCTCGCCGAGGCCCTGCTCCGGGGGGAGGTGGCGGCATGAGCAAGCGCACCATGTACTCCGTGCTCATCGAGCACGTCGAGGAGGAGCTCGCCGGGGTGACCATCCACGGCCTCGACGTCACGATCTCGACGCGCGGTGGTTCGCAGCGGGCCAACGGGTTGACCTGGGACGAGATGTTGGGCCAGGTGCTCAGCGTCTTCACCTGCCCACGGAGCCCGCTCTATTGCCCCGACGTAGAAGGGGACGTCCGGCGCGAGCAAAGGACCGTCCGCAGGTGCCGCGAGGAGGCTCCGGCGAAGCTGGCCGCGGCCGTAGACGCCGCGGTGCGCGGCGAGGAGCTGCCGGCATGAAGCTCCTCGGAATCTCGCCGCTCACCCACGAGTGGCACGCGCGCCGCAAGGGCGCGATCACGGCGACCGACGTGCCCAAGATCCTGGGCATGAGCGAGTGGGGGACCGCCCTCGAAGTGTGGGGGCGGATCACCGGGCATCTCGACCTCCAGAAGGAGGACGAGGAGAAGAAGCCCTGGCTGGAGTGGGGGCGGAGGACCGAGGACATGCACCGTCGCTGGGTGGCCGACGAGGCGGGGGTCTTCATCTCCGACTCGCCCGGCCTGGTCCAGCACCCCGAGATCCCCTACCTCTTGGCCACGCCCGACGGGCTCTATGGCGAGAGGGACGAGGCCCCGACCGACCTCGCCGGCCCGCTCGAGTTGCCCTGGCTCGGCGTGTTCGAGACCAAGGCGCCCAGCCCGTGGACCAGCTTCGACCCCAAGGAGGGCGCGCCGCTGGCCTACCAGATCCAGGTGCAGACGCAACTCGCCGTGTGCGACCTCGACGAGGCGATCCTCTCCTCGCTGCACTGGCCGGGCCCGAAGTGGGCGAGGGTCGAGAAGCATGATGCCTTCCAGGAGAGGGCCCTCGGCTTCGTAACTGCCTTCTGGGAGAACTACGTCCTCAAGGACACCCCGCCGCCGCCAACAGACCGCGACATCAAGGTGCTGGAGCGACTCTTCCCCGAGGCGGACGGCACGGTGATCCGCCTGGGCGAGGTTGTGGCCCACGACTGCCGAAGGTGGCAGGAAATCTCCGAGCAGCTCTCCGCTTTGAACAAGCGGACCAAGGTGCTCGAGACCGAGCGCGGAAACCACCGCGCCCGCATCACCGCCGAGATCGGCACTGGAACCTACGGCGTCCTGGGAGACGTGATCTTCAAGGCCGCCTACGTCGAGCGCGACGGCTACACCGTCGAGCCGAACAAGTACCGGACCTTCCGCACCGTCAAGAAGATTACAGAGGAGTAAGTATGGCCTCGTCCGTTGTTGCCGCCCAGAAGGCGGCCGTCCCCGCACAACAGGAAAACCCGCTGGTTGCCTCCGTGGCCAAGAGCCTGGGCATGAACGTCACGGCCTTCTACCTGGCGCTACGCTCCACCGTGCTGCCCAAGGTGAAGGACCCGGAGACGAAGCAGCTTCGGAACCCCACCGAGGGGGAGGTCTACGGGTTCCTCTCTGTGGTCAACGCGCACAAGCTCAACCCGTTTATCCAGGAAATCTACGCCTTCCCCAAGAAGGGGGGCGGAATGCAGGCGGTCGTTGGAATCGACGGCTGGCTGCGCATCATCAACTCGAATCCCGACTTCGACGGGATGGAGATGGACTGGACCTTCCGCGCCGCAGAGAAGGCAGAGGTGCCCAGGCTCGAAAGCTGCACGATTACCATCCACAGCAAGAGCCGCCGGCACCCGACGGTTTGCACCGAGTTCTTCGACGAGTGCTACCGGCAGACGGAGCCCTGGAACAACATGCCCCGGAGGATGCTCCGCAACCGCACGATCGCCCAGGGGGCCCGGATCGCCTTCGGAATCTCGGGGCTCATGCTCGACGACGAGGCGGAGACTATCCGGGATACCGACTACGAGGTGGTGGCCAGCTCCCCGACGGCGCCGGCCTCCAACCTGGATGATCTCGCTGAGGAGCTGGGCCAGGCCATGGACGCCCAGAAGCCGCGCACGGCGGCCGAGAAGGCCCCCGAGCCACCCGAGTCCGCGGATTACCGCGAGCCCAAGGAAGGGAAAGGGGGCGCCCCCAGGGACGCTCTGTTCGACAACGAGCCTTCCCCCGAGGACCCCGGCTGATCTACCCTGAACCCCGCTGACTCACCACCAGCGCCAAACCTGAGAGCCAACCATGCGCAAGGCCCTGAGAGCCACCGGCACCTTCGCTGTGTGCCTGATCTTCCCCGCGATCCCCTGGATTGCCTGGATCTTCGAGCCGTCCCCGGAGCCCCCGCCGGTCCAGGCTCCTACCGATCTCACTCTCTTGGAGTGAGTGTTGTCGAGGGGTGGCGGTCCTTGTCCCTTTGGGCCGTCACCCCGTTTCCCCGACCTAGCGATGAAACCAAGTCGACTGCGCCGCCTCGCGGACCATGCCGCGATCATCGCAACTCTTCTTGCGCTGGCGATCCTCTTTCTGGCGCTGGCGCGCTGACCCCCAACCACTACTCACTAGATAGGAGCTACAACCATGGCGGATGTCCTGGACCCGCAAATCAAAGACACCGCGACTGCGGTAAACGCGAAGAGTGCGATGGAGGAGCCGACGCTGCTCAACCACCGCATTACCGAGCTGGTCGCCAACGAGGCCGCCGCGCACTGGTCGGCGATGAACCAGATCCGCGCCGCCGCCACCACGAAGGCCGTCGAGCTCTTGCTGACGGCAGACGCCTCGGAGGCCGCCGCGCTGAGCAAGATCCTGACCGGCAACGACGTGGCCTCGCAGATGCAGGCCCTCCTCGCTGCGCTCAACAGCGGCCAGCAGGGGGTGAAGTCGGCCCAGACCACCCCGCCCACGACGCCGTAGGCGCTTCGGGCAACAACAACGGAGCCCCGGGGGCGCGTCCCCCGGGGTGCCAGCATGACCAGATGGAAAGCACAAGGCAGGATGCCGATTCCCGGCGGAACGTCCGCGCAGCTATTCCGGGACGGGCCCCTGACTGTTCTCGTGGCGCAGGAAGAGGGTCGCTGGCACCTCTCGATCTCGCATGTTCGGCGCTACCCGCGCTGGGACGAGATCGCCGACGCCAGGTATGACCTGCTGCCCGATGCCCTGGAGATGGCGATGGTGCTGCCGCCCCGGGCAAACTACGTGAACCTGAACCCAAACGTCTTTCATCTCTGGGAGATGCGAGACCCCGAGATGCCCATCGAGCGCCAATGCACCGGCATGAGGCGAAGCCGATGCCCCGAACACCCAGCAGGGAAGCGATGAAGCTCCCCCGCCTGTTCTTCGAGGTCGAGGAAGGCTACCGGCTGCCCTGGTGGGCGGGCATCGTGAACTACCGGATCGAATGCCGGGCGTGGCGCTGCTCCCCCCTCGTCTTGAACTTGGCTCTCCGCTTCGGCTGGCTGTTCTACTTCTGGCTCAAGCGTCCGCTGCGCCTGTTCGACTCAGCCTACCAGGTCGAATACTGGAGGTGGCGCGCGATCGACGCGGAGAGATCGGCCAGGGACGCCAAGGACCTCCGGCGCCAGATCCACGCCCTCCAGGATGAGGTGGCGGAGTGGCACGCACACGGCGGCGCCGGCGCCCTGAACGACTGCATGTGCGGCTCGTGCATGAGCCACCGCGCTCGGCGCCGAGATGAGGGCTGAGGAGTTCCGCCGCCTGATGGCCCGCCAGCGGGGCGGCCGCAAGAGCGGGGGCGGTCGCCGGCGCAAGAGGGACGAGCTGCCGCCGGCCGAGCTGATGTGGCTTCAGATCCGGGCGGCCGGCCTGCCGCTCCCGAAGCTCGAGCACAGCTTCCACCCCGAGCGCAAGTGGCGCCTGGACTTCGCCTGGCCCGACCACGGCCTGGTCGCCCTGGAGGTTCACGGAGGGATCTGGAAGGAGGGCCGGCACATCCAGGGCCAGGGGTTCACCGATGACCGCGAGAAGATGAACGAGGCCGCCCTGGCCGGCTGGCTGGTCATCGAGGCGACTACCGACCAGGTGCGAAGCGGCCAGGCCCTTACCTGGCTGGAGCGGGCCCTATCCGATCCTCGGCTTCGGCTTCCGCCTGGGCATCCCCCCGCCCCGTAGGAATCCCCGGGCCCGGTTCTGGTTCAAGCAGTTCGGCTCGGTCCTGCCGGGCTTCTGGCCCACCGAGCGGCAGAACCGCGCCCACTCCTGGTCCTCGGCGTCCTTGCGCCGGCGCTCCAGGAAACGCTCTGTGTTGGCCTCCACGCGCGTCGCGAAGTAATCGACTCCTATGGCCAGGCTGTCCACGCGGTCGTCGTGAGGGAGGCACTGGGGCTGGTCGGCGAGCCTGGTGAGCTGGTAGGCCAGCGAGTAGTAGATCCAGGTGTCCCCGCCGCGCTTCTGGGCCAGCTCGTAGTCCTTGCGCAGCGCGTCCGCCGAGACGACCAGCTTGTGGGCCATCATAATCGGCTCCAGGGTGCGCAGAATCCGTCGCTCTTTGCGAGTCGTGTGGGTGATCTCCTCGACCTTGCACGGATGCACGTCGCGGAGCGCGTCTTGCAGGAGCTTCGTGAAGGCCCCCCCGCCGAAGTTCGACTCGGTGAGCAGGGTATTTACCTGATGGCGGGCCGCGGCCTCGGCCACCCGGGGCAGCCCCTCGAACCCGTCGAGCTCGGCCCCCCAGTCGGGGACGAACAACTGGCCGTTGAGGATCTTCACCACCGTCCAGGAGAGCTCGTCGCGCCCTCGGCCGGCGGGGTCCACGGCGATCACCGACCCGGTGTAAGGCAGCCACTCGCCCACGGTCTTGATCGGCCGGCAGAACACGTCGCCGTCGCGCCCCAGGCACGGGATGTCGGCGATCATCTGCTCCGGCCCGCTCCCCCAGACCACCTGCTCGGGGGCGAGCTCGGTGTTGACATCCATCACGATCAGGTCGCGCAGGCGCAGCGGGAACCGCTCCGAGTCCGTAAGGGTCGTGTCCAGGAGGTACTGGAGCGTGTAGCCGGCGAGCAAGAACTGGCGGCGCGCGTGGTCGAGCACCGCGCGGCCGTGGCGGACGGGCTCGGTGGGCTCGCCCTCCAGGTCGGGGTCGGCCTCGAGCTCGGCGCGGATCGACGGGGCCAGCTCGGCGCCGTAGCTCTGGAGCCGTGCCCGGTCGGGGTACTCCGACGGCCACTTGCGGATGGTGTACCCGCGCTCAGGGAAGGCTCGGTAGAGGGTGTCTTCACACTGGGGGGTGCCCAGCACCCAAATTCGCCCGCCGGGGTTGAGGATGGGCCCGAACTCCGTGGTCTGGGCCCGGAGCTTCATCCGCGCCGAGGGGCTCTCCGAGGTCTTGGGAACCTCGATGTCGTCGGGGACCAACAGGTCGCCGTGAAACCCGGTGATCTGGCCGGTGATCCCCAGGGCGCGGACGCTGGTATCGGTCGCCGGCGAGGCGCCGTTCACGTCGAAGGCGTGCGCGCTATCGCGGTGGAGCTTCTCGGGCGGCGGCGCCAGGTGGCGGACCACCGACACCTCCTCGTAGGCGCGCCGGATGAGCTGCGCGTTGGCCAGGGCCCTCGGGTCGGCGGCCGACAGCACGATGGCCCGCTTGTCGCGCCACCACAGATGAACCCAGGGAATCGCGATGCAGCAGACCAGGCTTTTTCCCATACCCCGGAAGCCCTGGACCATGAGTAGCGGGGGCCCGTGCTGGAGCCAGTGGGCGGCCTCGTACTGCCGGGCGGTGGGTAGGCCGAAGCCGAGCTCCCGGAAGGCCAGGTGCAGGTAGTTGCGCAGGTCGCGGAGCCGGTTGACGTGGGGCGGGCAATCCGCGCTCGGCGGGAACAGCCACCCCAGCTCGTCGCCGATCATGCGATGTCGCTGAACGGCAGGCCGTCGTCCTCGGCGTCGAGGCGCTCCTCGTCGTCGGCGTCAGCCAGCGTGCCGCGCGGCCCCACCCGGTCGAGCTCGCGCCCCGTGAAGGCCACGTCGACGCGATTCGACCGCAGGAACTCGCGCACCTCCCGGACTTTTGCAGCGGAGAGCGTGGGCTGGCCCTCTTCCGGTTTTTCCCCCCGCTGGACGCGCTGCAATTCTTCGTGTAGCACGTCGACAAGAAGGTCGTGCAGCTCAACGAGCTTGCGCTCTTTTTCGTTGAAGGCCGGCCCACGCATTATTCAACTCCGAAGTGCCTCTCTCAGCTGCCGGACCTCCTTCGAGAGATCCTTCACGGCAACTGTGTTTGTTGCCATCTCCACTCCCAGCCGATCAAGCCGAGCGGACGCCTTCTCGGTGAAGGCAATCTGCCGCTGGAACACCTCCTCGACGCGCGGCGCGAACCACTTGGCCACCCGCCAGAACGCCAGTCCCACGACGAGCAGCAGGACCAGGGGAAGGCCGAAGACGTTTACCAGCTGCGCCCACCCGCTCATCGTCTCAACCGCTGCTTCGCTTGCGAGCAAGGCAGGCATCAGTAGACCACCCAGACATCGAGAAGGTCCGCGTCCATGCCGGTCTGGGAAATCAGGCGGACCCGCATGTGGGGGAGCGCGGCGGCGGGCAGGCGCAGCGTCGAGGTTCCCGCCACCGTGCCGCTGGCCACCTGGAAGTTCGTCTGCGTCCCCGAGGCGAGGTTGTGCCAGCGATCGTCGGCGCCTTCAACCTTGGCCTGGATCTCGAATGAGATGGTTCGCCCGCTGGTGACGTCTCCAGAACAGGCCATGAACACCGTACAGGTCCCCGGAGTGCGGGTTTGAACGGGCTCGGGAAAGTTCAGGTTGATGGGCCAGCCGGTGCAGGCTTGGCCCGAGGCGATCTTGTAGATGGGGCGAGGCGGAATCATCGTGGCTCCTGGTTCTGAAGGGCTTGCGGGGTGACGAGGGCGGGGATGCGGCCAGCGCCGGCCCCGGCGAGGCCGGGGGTCGTGGTCCGGCGCCGGCGCTTGATGATCCCGAGGCGCTGGTACTCGCGGCGCAGCCCCGGGTACTCGCGGAGCACCTGCGAGAACGCGCGGTCGCGGTATCGGCGGATCAGGTTTTCCACCAAGGGAATCCTCGGGCTGTCCAGATCGGGCGTGCTCTGAAGCGGCAGCCGGCGGTACTGCGGGGTGCGGAAGAGTTGGCGGAGCGCCTGGCGGAGCGTGCGGCCCCCCACGGTCGCGCTGCCGTGGAGCTCCTGCCAGCGGTCGAACGCGGTCTGACCGGCCTCCGAGCGGTGCTCGAGCAAGTCGATACCCCCGCGCCTGGTGGCCGGCGCCCCGAACCCGTGGCGCAGGCCGGCGAGCTCGCGGTCCACCAGGTCGTCGCTGACCTCCGAGTAGGCGACCGGCATCCAAACGTTCATAATCTCCCCGAGCTCGTCGGCGCCCAGGCGGCGGGTGCGCTCGATCGGCTCGCCCAAGAGGTTCCGGCGGGGCTCCAGGGTCCCCGAGATGCCGGGGATCCGGTTGCGGGCGGCGTCGAGCAGGCCCCGGACCTCGCGCATGTGCTGGTCGCCCGCCATCTCGACGCCCGAGGCGAACAGGGAGGGGGCCAGGGCGTTGCCGGCGAACTGCTCGAAGTAGAGCTCGGCGCGGCGTTCGGGCTGGAACAGCACGCCGATCACGTTCCGCAGGCCGGTCAGGTAGGACTTCTGGGTGAGTTGGTTCGCCAGCGCGGTCACCGTGGAGGCCAGCGCGGTCTCCACCATGTCCTGGTCGCCAGCGTCCGACCACTGCGCGTATTCGTACAGGTCGGCGGCGGCACCGATAATCGAGGCGTAGGGGTCCAGGCGCTCGTAGCTGATCCAGCGGTCGCCCAGGCGGATCGAGTAGGGAAGCCACCCGGCTTGGCGCAGCGCCGCGGCGCGGCGCGGGTCGTCGGGCCCCTTGCCCGTGACTCGGTTCGAGGACGCCATGTAGAAGAACGTACCGAGCATCGAGTAACCCAGGGCGATCCGGCCAACCGCGTCCGCCTTGCGCTTGGGGTCCCCCGAGAGCATGTCCCGGAGAAAAGCGTTCTTGGTGTTCTCGATGGCCGGCAGCGTAGCCGGGAACACCTTGCCCACCACGAACCGCGCGGGGCCGAAGGGGTCCGCGCGCCGCGCGGCATAGGCCAAGAGGTTCGCCGGCGTTCTGATGAACGGGACAGCGGCCAGGCGAAGCCAGGGGTGCTGGACCACCACATCCTGGATCGACTTCGACAGCGTGCCCTTCTCCAGCTTCGCCGTGCCGGTAAGCGTGTTCGCGTATTTCGCGCCCTTCTGGCTGATTTCCCCCAGGCGCTCGTCGTAGTTCTGAACCACGTAGTCGTTGACAAACTCGCGGCGCTTCTTGCCCGTGTAGCCGAGGCCGTCCGCCTGCTGGGCGGCATCCCGATAGACCTGGCCGACGTTGTAAGCCTGGTCCTGGCGGACGATCCGATCCATACCCGACTCGACGAAGTTCGCCAGCTCGTCGCCCGATAGGTTGGCCCGGAGGCCGTCCTCGAACAGCTCGTCGTAGGCGGCGCCCCGGAAGCCCACCCCCTTCACCAGCTCATCCGAGGCTCCGAGCACGGCGCTCGGCAGGGGCAGTAGATAGTCGATGACCTTGAGGAGCTTGCCCCCGAAGCTCTCGGGGTCGACGCCCAGCACCTCGGGGTGGAACACGCTGGGGGTGCGCGTGCCCTCCATCTCGGCCTTGAGCATGGCCCGCGCCTCGAGCTCGCGGCCCTGGCGCGGCAGGTCAACGATGGTGTGTTCGGGCAGCACGAGGTTGCGGCGCAGGGCCAGGGACTTCTTCGAGGCAGCCAGGGCGTCCTTCGTGCCGATCACCGAGCCGACCACCAGACGGACGGCGCTGCGGATCGCGTTGGAGTCGCGCATCAGCGCGCCGCCCATGATCCGCTCCAGGGGGCGCATCAGCGAGACAGTGATCGGGCCCAGGAGTCCGATAGAGAGCGTTCGCGGGCCGCTGAGGATCATGTTCAGCCAGGCCGTGTTCGCCAGGTTCCAGAACTGCCCGCCGGTGGTGCGAGTGAGCTTGCCCAGCCCCTCGGCGCCATGCTCCTCCATCACCACCAGGATCTTCTCCAGCGCCTTGCGCGCCCGCTTGGGGCCACCGAGCGAACTGAGAAGGCCCTCGGCCTCCTCGTCGATCGCGCTCCGGAAGATCGGATTGTCCTTGGGCAACTCGGAGGCCATCGAGGTCACCTTCAGTCCCCAGGCCCGCAGGCCCCGACCGGCCTCGGCTTGGAAGCCCATCACGGCGGCCTGAATGTCGGCGAAGAACTGAATCGACTCGAAGGCCCGGGCCATCCGAACGGCCTCGGTGCCCGCCGGCGCCTCCAGGGCCGCGCGGGTGAGCTTGTATCCCTGATCCTGGGCCAGCCGCAGGGCCAGCACCCACGCCTGTTGGCGGGTGTTCACCTCGGCTAGGGTGTCCAGGTCACGGCGCACCGAGGCGACCATGGCCTCCTTGCTGTCGTGGGCGTGAACGAGGTCAAGGAGAGCCCCCTCACTCCTTGCCGCCAGTTCGTCCAGGCCCTTGGGATTCAACTCGGCAAGCTCGCGGGCCCCGTAGGAGCGGACCAGGTGCTCCAGGGCGCGGCCGAATCGTAGGGGCCCGGTGGGTCCCGAGAACCGCCCGAGGTTCAGGTCGTTGGGGGCGAGCTGCTGTTCCAGCCGATCGGCGGTCGAGAGCTGGCGGGGGTTCAGCCGGGGGTTTAGCCCCAGCTCCTCGCTCTGGCGCATCGCCTCGTCGATCCGGCCCACGAGCTCCTCGTCGACCACCAGGTCTTCGAGGATCCGCTTCGGCTCCTCCGGTACGGGCGCCTCCTTCGGCGCCGGCGGCTCGCCCGGCGCGGGCTTGGGCTCCGGCCGCTCGAACAGGCTGCGCTGGATCTCCTCCGGCGGCACCTTCTCCCGGATGAACCTGGCGGTGGCCTTGGCCGAGAGCCCCTTGCGGGCCGCCTCTCGCTGGGCCTTGAGGGCCCGCAGACCCATGGCAAAGGTCTCGACGAAGCCGCCGAGCAGCGCACCCTCCAGAACACTCTTGAGCCGGCCGAACGCCTCGGGGTCATCGTCGCTGGCGGCCAGGTACTCGCTCACCGGGTTCTGAAGGTGGGGAAACTCCTGGACGAGGTTGGAGAGCCGCGCCTCGTTGCCGTCGAACACCGTGAAGTCGGCCACCGCGCCGGCGAGGGCGCCCCGCCCCGCGGCGATCATCCGCGCCTTGCCCAGAAGCCCCGCCTCTTTCGCTGCCACCTGGGCGGCCCTGGTCACGTTGAGAACCTTCCCGAACTTGCCGGCCTTGCCCAGCCATCCGGCAACGGGGACGAAGCCGGCCGCGAAGTTTGCCACCCCCTCGACCAGGCCGCCGGCGAAGGTGCGGGATTCCCCGAGGAGCCGTTCGTCCCAGTCGGGCAGCATGTCCCCGGTGAGCGTGTCGAACAGCCCGTAGACATCCTGGGCCGCGCCCTCGACGCCGCGCAGGGGTGCCAGGCCGACATCGAGCACCGACTCCCCGAAGCCCAGCCCCCGAGTTGCGTTCGCTCGAGCGGCGCCCCGCGCGAAGAGACGCCCGCTCACCTGGGGGTTCAGTACCTCACGAAATCCGAAGTCCGGCATAGCTTACTTCCCGTTGCGCAACATCGCCCTTTCCAGGCGCTCGATGAGCTTTATCTGGGTATCCCTCCACACCTGCTGAACCTCGGGCTTGGTGATTCCCCAGGAGCGCAGCAGCTTGTCGAGCTCGTCCTTACGGCCCGTCCACGCCTTCTCGAACTCCTTGACCGACATGAACAGCGGAGTGGAGAACGGCGGAATCTTGTCCACCGGCACCTTGATCGTGCGCTTGTCGAGCCCGAACTCGGTGAGGTCCACCTCTGCCTTGCCGGCCGCCACTACGTCGAAGGGAATCCCCACCGGACTCATGCCGGCAACGTAGAGCCCCCCAAGCTCTTTCCCGCCCGCCTTGGCTTGCTGGGCCATCCAGGAGCCGGTGACGTACTCGACGGAGCTTCGGGGGCCGCGACGAGAGAAGCCGCTCGCGTACAGATCCTCCTGGCTGCTGGAGATGGACGGTGCGGCCTCCGGGCTAGCGGCCTCGGCCAGCTCGGCGAGGAATGGGTGGTTCGCCGCCGTGATGGGGTCGCCCCCGCCGACCAGCGCGGCGGCCCTGTCTGCGTCCTGCATGAGGCGCGGGGCGCGAAGAGACGCCCGGACGCGCTCCTCTCCCTCCAGCCTCTCGTCGACGTAGAAGGCGAGGCCCCGTCCCACGGCTTCTCCTGTGACGACCGTGGCCTGGTCCGTCTCTGCCTGCTGCTTGCGGAAGACATCGGAGTGCTCGCGAACGAACCGGCGGGCGAGGGCCTGGGCTACGGGCCGGCCCTCTACGATGTCGGTGCCAGGAACCGTCACCTCTTCGCGAAGCAGGTTCTCGAACTCGGCCTGGAGGGCCCCCTGCACCCGGGCCTGCTCGAAGGGATCGAACCCGTCGGGGTCCACCGTGTCGGCGGCCAACCCCAAGAGGCCAACGAGCTCGGCGCGTACCACCGGATCGTGGGCCAGGTTGGAGAGATAGACCCGCCGGCTCTGCGCCTCGGCGGCCTTGTCCTGGAGCACCGCTCGCGAGACCTTGCCGCCGAAGCGAGCGCGAATCTCGGCGGCGCTCGCGTTGCCGTTGACCGCCTCCTCCACCCTGTCGAGCGTCTTGGCCAGCTCGAGCTGCGCTCGGTCGCGAATCTCGATCTTCTGGTCCTGGTACTTGCGGGTGATTGCCGAGAGCTCGGAGGGGTTGACCTGGCCGCTCGCCGAAGCGCCGACCAGCGCGGCCACCTCGTCCGCCCAGTCCCGGTCGATCTGGGTCATCTGCCGACCCAGCCCCACCTCGATCTCCTCGGGAAGGCCGCTTGGCGGCCCGACCTCGCGCAGCTCGCTGTAGCCCCGGGAGTAGGTAGGATCGGAAGCGTAGCCGGTGAGCATCGCGGTGCGCTTGCGGGCCACCCGGTCCATGAGCCCCTCCAGGTCCCGGCCGAACAGGTCGAGCCCCGCCTGGGCGCGGACGGCACCCTCGATCTGGGCCAGGTCGTCGGCGCTGGTCGCCAGGGAAATCTCCCCGGTAATCTCGTCGACGAGCTGGGGGTCCGAGGAGTCCTCGGACATGATCGCGTCCACCAGCTTCAGGCCCTCGCGCCGGAGGATCTCGGAGTTCTCCGCGAACTCGGGATCCCCGAGCTTGCCAGTGACCCAGACCTCCAGGTGAGAGCGGGCCTTGCGGCGGATCTCGGTTCCCGACAGGTCGGTTGCCTTCAGCTCCCGGACGTACCGGGCCACCTCGCTCTCGGTGGAGCGCAATTGCTCGCGCTCGGCGCGGGCCCGGTCGAACTCCCCGAGGCGCTTGTCCTCTTCGGCCGCCTTGCGAACCCGCTCTCGCGCCGTGGCCAGCATCGAGGCCGTTCGGGGGTTGTCTTCGAGCGATTGCCCGCCGACCCGAAGGTCTCCGACAACCGTGTTCAGGTGCAGGAGCGCGCGGTCTGGATCGCGGTCGGCGAGTAGGGTCACGCCGCGCAGGATCGCGCCGGCAGCCACCTCCCGAAAGTTCGAGATTCCCGCCTCGCGCAGGCTGTTCGCCCGCTCCTCGACCTTGGCGGCCAGGGCCTCCACCTCCTGGTCCTGCGCAAACTGCGTACTGCGCACCAGCGTCGAGAGCTCGTCGCCCACGGTCTGGACTAGATTCTCCACGTTCCGCGCGTCGAGGGACGAGCGGGCCTGTTCCTGAAGGACTGGCCGGCCGGCGCTCAGGATCCGCTGGAACGAGGCGGCGCCGAGCCTGGAGGTCAGGGTGGGGTCCTTTCGGTACTTGGCGAGCTCCTGGTCGAGGATCTCGTCCGCCGAGAGCCCCGGCTGCTCGACGCCGTTCTCGTCCTCGCGCGGCAGGTGCTCGCCGGCGGTGAGTCTCGAACGGGCGTCCAGGAGTGCCTTGTTCGCGGCGCCGCGCGCCTTCGCCTCCAGCAGGTGGTCCTGGAAGTAGGGGCTGTCGGAGTGTCGGAGCAGGCCGGAGGCCACGGCCTGGTTCACGATCCGTTGCTGGGCCTCGGGGTCGTCGGGGGCGGCCTCCAGAAGCTCGTTGATGAGCTCGGGGTTGGCTTCGAGCTCCGCCCGGGTGGCGTCCTCCTCCTCGGTCGCGCGCCGGTCCTGGTATTCGCGCAGGGCCTTTCCGGCCGCGCCGATCAGCCGGGCCGCCCCCATGTAGGCGCCCAGCCGCACGTTCGGCGCGATCGGCGGGGCAGCGCCGGGCGTGGGGCTTGCCGCCGGCACCAGCCGGGGAAAGCGCGGGATTTCGTTCACTGGTTGGCGAGCCATGGTCTACCTCATCGGCCGCTCGAGCCCGCCGACGAGCCCGCTCCAGACCCCAGCACCCCGGTCCAGAACTCTCCGTAGATGCTGGGCTTGGGCTCCAGGTCGGCGGACGCCCGCGCGAGATCCTGGGCCTGGCGCACGCGGATCCCCTTGGCCAGCTGGTTCATCTGCCGGTTGATCGCGGCCAGGTTGATCTCCAGGCCGAAAGTGTTGTTCAGCGCGGCCCCGGTGAAGTCCCGGTCGAGGTCTTCCACCAGGCCGCCGGCAACGCCGGCCTCGGCGGCGGACACCGACAGGGTTCCCTTGCGCCTCATGGCCTCGACCAAGACCGCCTCGACCTCCTGGGCCGTCGACCGCTGCTCCTCGTGCTGGCGCTCGCGCACCGCGTCGAGTTGCAGCTCGGCAGACTCCTCCGAACGCGCCACGGTCTCCTGATACCAACGGCGCTGCCACTGCCACGCCTGGCGCTTGCCCCCGTAGGAGGCAAGTCCTTGGCCGGCGCCTATGGCCATCGCGATCAGTGCCGGGTTACACACGCGGAGCCCTCGATCTCGAAGGGGATGAACATCACTTGTGGGTCGAACAGGGTTGTGGCCTCGCGATCGTAGAGCCGCGCGCCGAGGTGTCGCAAGAACCGTAGATGCACTTCGTTGCGTGAGTCCACGTAATTCCAACCCACGGCCTCTCCGACGAGCTTTGGAATCTCGCGACGTGCCAGCACGAGTATCTCGCGGGGACGCCTGGCAATCTCGTTCGATCCAACCATCCAGATCCTCGCGCACGCGCGCGCGGGGTAGTGGCGGGTTTCCGAGCGCCCGAACAGGGCAACCGGCTCTTTCCCGGCGTGGAGCAGGAGCGTCTCTTCTCCGGTTTTGATCGACCCCTCCAGCATCTCCGCGAACTCACAGCAACCCGTGCCGGCCTGGATTTCCCGGGTGTCCGCAGAGCGCAGGAGCGGCGCGAGGGCGATTCCGTCCCCAGGACGAGCAGCCCGAACGCTCAGCCTCAGCCGGGTAGCCGTCGCGCTCGCCCCTGCTTTCCCATGTACCATTCCAGGGCCTCCACTTTCGTCGAAAGGTGCGAGTCGGATTCCAGCGTGACCGTGACCTCATCAGGCTGGGCGAGCACCGAGAACTCGTGGCGGCGCGACCATGCCTGCACGGCGCCGATGGTGGGCCCGCTGCCCAGGTGGGGGCCCCGAAACCTGTCGATGTTGTCGAGGCCGTGTTCGCGGGCGACCACCAGGTCCAGGTGGATCGGCCCCGAGAGCCAGATCGCCCCACCGGTGAGCAGCTCTCCGCCGGCCAGGTTGGGCACCAGGCCGCCCGTGACGCTCTGGGAGCGCACCACCGGACGGCCGGGGTTCACGACCATGGAGTACGCTTCTCCGATCCAGACTGGCTCGTCGGCGTGGTCTCCGTGGACCTTGACCACGTTCGACCCCGGCGTGGTGACCACCTCCGCTATCTGGAGGTCGATGCCTCCCTCTGCGGCGTCGGTGGCCCGCGTGACCACCCGCACGGCCGCCGCGCTGGTCACGTCGTAGGGCATCGAGTAGTTGGTGGTCCCCGTGGCCGCGACGTAGGTGGGCGAGGTGTCCTCGTCGGTGACCCGGCGATCTAGGCAGACCTGGAGCTCGCTGTCCGCGTCGACCAGGCCGGAGCCCACGCGCATCGACTCCAGGTAGAGGGCGTCTCCTCGCTCGATGGCCAGGAACAGCCGGTCGTCGATCCAGCCCATTCCGATCACGCGCGCCCCCGCGCCCATCGGATACCGCCAGAGCGCCGACTGCACGCGCTGCCCTCCGTCGGTGAAGGCTTTGAAAATGTAGAGGACCGAGGGGTCTCCGTCGGCGCGGATCGCCACCACCATCTCGCCCTCGAGATTCGTGGCTGCGAGGTCGAGGATTGTCCCCGGGATGTACCGGGGGCACGGGGCCGTGAGATCCTGGGAGCGGAACGACGTGCGCTCGGTGAGCGGAAACGCCTCGTGCAGGATCGACCAGTCGCCCTTTCGCGCGGCGAACAGCACCGAGGATCCCACGGCAACCGGCAGGGCCTCGGGAGAGCTTTGCTCCTCCAAGACGGGGGGGGCCTCCGCCGTCTGGGCGGTGAGGATGGGCGACCCAGCCAGGGCGAACACGGTATTGCGACTGAACAGCAGGAGCCGCTGGTCAATCGGGATGGCCGCGTGAAGCTGGGATACCGAGCGGTGCGCCGCCGCCACGTCGATGCGGTCGCTATCGAGCAGGGCCCGCACGGTGCTACGCCAGAAATTGAACAGATCATCCGTCGCCGAGAAGATGGCGTTCATTCCGCTGAGGAACCCCAGCCGGCCACGATGGAAGAAAACGTCGGTGATGTAGTTGCTCGCTTCGGCCGGGTTGGCCGCAGAGCAGAACGAGGGCCAGGGGTTCGAGTTGTTGTCGCCAACTTCGCGATCGGTCCAGGTCGCCGGCCCCCACTCGAAATAGAGCATGTTCGGGGTCCCCGTGACGGTTCCGGCCCCATCGTCGTACTTGCGGATGAGCTGGTGGGGCATCGTGCTGGCGGTGACCCCGAGCCTGGTCACGGGCGCCATGGTCTCGTGCCACTTGCCGGTGGCAAACTCCCCGACCGACCCTCGATCCTCGTTGAACTCGACCCAGTAGTCATCTTCTCCTCCCCCGGGGTCGCCGGCCACCTTGATCCGCATTCCGTCCACGAACTCGAGCGGCAGGTCGGAGAAGTGGGCTACTTCTCCGTCGATGGCAACCATGTAGTCCCCGCCGTCCGCTCCGGAGACGTGCAGCTTGGTGATCTCATCTCCTCCGGTGGTGGGGCGAATGCGGATGACGCTGCCGGCGTGGGAAATGTCGAGCTCGGCGTACTGGCCCAGGCCGGTGGTGTTATCGGCCAGCGCCGTAGCGATTGCTTGGGTGGTGATCTGGATGGTTCCCGTTCCGCCGCCTCCGCCGGCGCCCGCCAGGGTGGTAACGGTTACCGTGCGCGTGGGATTAGCCTCTACCTGCACGCTAACCGTGTAGTCCTGCGCGTAGCTGGCCTGGCGAACCCACACGAAGGCTTGATCTTTTCCGCCGGGCTGCGCCGAAGACAGGTCGGAGCGGCGGAGGACGGCGACCTTTCTGTCCACGACGAACGTGTAGTCTTGCACGCTCGTTGCCCGCAGGTCGTCGGCGGTCCCGAACGTGTAGGGCGGAAAGTCCGTCTCCGGGTCGTGCCAGTCGTCGGAGTCGACCAGGTGCGCGCCGAAGGCGTGGACCAGCTTGTCGGGGCCGAGGATCCCGGTCCCCTTGACTACGACGTCCACGTAGTCGAGTGGAGACGGAGAGGTTCCGTCGGGCTCGTAGGTGAGCTTGAGCCGATACCACCCATTGAGGGCCGGCTCCGCGTGGGCGGTCATGTCCGGGTCTGGAGCGCCGGCGGACCACGCCTGGGTGGCCGCGTCGTAGGTGAAGGTACACCCGCCCACCGAGGCGCTCGCCGGGGCGCCCTCGTGCATCTGAAGCCGGACGGCGGTGTCCTCGTCGTCGTTCACCGCATGGACGAAAACCGAGAAGTGCTTGCGAAGGTCAGAGGATCCGCCCGAGACGTTCTGCCGATAGATTCCCTCGTCACCGATGTTTTCCCACTCGTTGCCGAGTTGCTTGCCGGCCCCGAAGTCCAGGGGCCCTCGCCTGGTCGTGGAGGTGACGGTCATCGCGGCATCAACCAGCGACCAGCCCGTGGAGAAACTCTCGTTTCCGGTCAGCAGGTTCGCCGTCCGCATGTCCACGTAGATGAAATTCGCCGCCCCCGCCGGGCCGTAGATGGGGATCTCCGTGCCGCTCGGATAGAAGGCTTTGATTTGCCCCATCAGCAGGACGACCACGTATTCCTCGGCGCCCCGCACGATGGTATGGACTCTCGCCTGGCGCGGGCTCGGCGCGGAGATCAGCTTGGCTACGTGGTCGGTGGGGTGGCGCTTTCTCAGGCCGTCGATCGGCGAGCTCCAGGCGTTGTCCTGTTGCTCCAGTTGGTTGGGGAGCCGGCGGATGCCCTGCTGGCTCACCCCCCCCAGGAGGTTGGGGGCCGGGATCTCGAGCTGAGTCATCAGATGATGTTCCCCAGGCGACGGAAGCGGTGGGTTGTGCGGCGCACGGACGCGCACTCCGAGCTGCTGTAGCGCCGCTGTTGACTGTCGGCGCGTCGTGCGTCAGCGACGGCCGCGCGCTCATCGACGGCCGCGCTTCTGGCGCCGGCGGGGTCTCCACGGAAGGCCGCGTGCATCCGCCGCGCCGCCCGCGCCTCGACCATGGCCCGAAACCACGGCGGGACATTCTCGAAGTCCTCCAGGGTGACGAGCTTTCCCCACACGGCCGTTGAGAAGGTGTACGTGTCGTTGAGCAGATCCCGGAGCTTTCCGTTCTGGAAGGCGTAGAACGTCGAGTCGAGGGCCTCGAACCGCAGCACATTGGAGGGCTCGGCGATTTCCCCCGAGGCGTCGGGGCGGAGCTCTGCCCGTGGTTCGGTGTTGAAGCACCAACCCTCGAGCTGGGCCCGGCGGTTTTCGGCCTCGATGTGTTGCTGGGCCAGAGCGGTAGTTGCCGCGACCGGCTGAACCAGCGAGTTCACGGGCGGCAGCGCGACGGCGGCCAGCACGTTGTTCACGGCTTGGAGTAGGACGGTCATGGCTGAAGAGAGTGGCCCGGCCGGCCGAGAAGGTCCGGCCGGGCCGAGTCGAAGAAGAAACGGGGCCTAGTTCAGGACGGGTTGAGTGGCCGCCGTGCTGAGCTCGACCGCACACTCGGGGCGGGTCGCGCTCACGCCTTGGGCCATCTTGCCGATCAGACCATAGACCTGGTACTCGGGCAGCCAGGGGGTCTCCATCGCCGGGGCGATCAGCCACACCGCGCCGATCGCTTCACGGTGAAATACCGTGGTGATGAGCGCGGTGAAGTCGCCGGTGTAGATGTTCCGAGCACCCGTCGGGTTGGTGGCAACATTGGTGCTGGGAATGTGGTTCGTCTTGATGAGCCTGAAGCCGGCCCCGACGAACACGATCCCGTCGAAGAAGATGCCGTTGCCCTCGTTCCCATAGTCGCGGTTGAGCAGATCCTTGTTCTGGACCAGCAGCGAATAGGTGGCGGGGCGCAGCGGGGCGAAGCGGTCCTCGTCGGGAACGTCCTTTTCGTCCAGGGTGGTCTGGGAGGTGAACAGGCCGCCCAGTAGGGAGGCGCCGTCGGTGGAGGTCAGCGATCCCACGAAGCCACCCTCTCCGAGGGTGTCCATGTCGGTGGGGATCTGGTTGCCGGAGTTGGTCTCGTCCATGCGGGCCGCGCGCGTCGCCGCCTGCAAGGCATAGCGGTCGTACTGCGAGGCCAGGGAGTTGCCGATCTTGACCATGTACGGAGCCCGGACTTCGTAGTAGTTCCTGAGGCTCTCGACTTCGTCGACGGTGGTAGCCGCGATCAACAGATCGTCGACCGACACCGAGCTTACGGCGTGGTTGAACTGGCCGCCTTCGGAGTCCTGGAAGATGCTATTCCCCGCCGCGTGGTGCAGTGCGGGGATGCGGCCGAACTTCGGGAAGGTGGCCGATTTGGCCCCCCGAATGTTCTTCTTCATAATGAGGGAGTTGACGAAGTTCTTTTCGTTGAATGCGGCCAGAACTTCGCCGGAGAAAACCTGGAGGTACAGCGCGGAGTCGCCCCCCGCGCTGTTGACCATGCCAGGCCGTGAAAGTGCAGTAGAGTCGATAGCCATGGGGCCACCTCCTCGGGGTCAGAGGGATTCTGTTGCTGGCCCTGTGCTGACCCTTCAGGGGCTCCGGGGCGTCGGGTTATCCGCCTTGACGGGCCCGGCTCGGTGGCCTATGCGTGGTGTCGGCTCTCATGCGCCCGTGGTTGGCGGGCGCCCCGGCCGCCAGCTCCAGCTCGCCGGCGACCGTTGAATGCTAGGGCGGGGGAGGGCTCGGCTTCAAGGTGTGGAGGAGCTCGAAAAGCTCTCCGGGCTCGAACTGGGAAAGCACCCAGTCCGGCAGCGGCCCCTCCAGGGGCCCGCGGAACTCCTCTCCGGTGCTGAACCTGGTCGCCCAGATGGTGCCCTCGTCGACGAGGACCGGGATGTAGAGCAGGCCCAGGCTGGGGATCAGGATCGAGACCAGGAGCTCGGCCTCCCCCATGACCACCAGCACGTCGGTATCGGTCCGTGCGTCGCCGGTGAGCCGGCCGGTGGTGGCCAGGCGGAAGGAGGAGCTCGATAGGCAGGAGGTGAGGAGGAAGGCCAGCGCGCACGCGCGCGCGAGGGCTAGAAGGGCCCGGGGCCCCTTGGTTCTGTGTTCCATCCTGGGACTGTGGCGGCTTTTTCTGCAAGCCAGCGAGAGTTCTGGAGACGGGCAAAGACCTTCTGGCGGAAGGCCGGATCGGTTCGGTACTCCTTCGTCTGCACGTCGCGCTGGTACTCGTCTTCGCTGGCGTAGGGCACGGCGCCGGCGCCGGCCGGCAGATCGCCGAGTACCTGGCTCTGGGGGCTGGAGCCGACGGCGGCGCGCCACCTTGCGGCCACGCCGTCGACGAGCAGCGCGAAGGTCTCGGGGTCGCCGTTGCTGGCCGCATTGAAGTGCTGGCGCTCCGCTGCCGAGAGGTTGGTCGAGGCCCAGGTGGCCATGGCGTTGAAGGCGTCTTTTCCGCCCACCCGTTCGTGGGCGGCGCGCACCGTCAGCTCTCCGCGGGCCGCGATGGCCTGGAGGTAGTCGAGGGCCAGAACCCGGGGAATCCGCTCCTGGGCTTCGAGGGCGGCCATGCTGCGCTCGGAGAGCTGGCCGGTCTGGGCGTACTCCTGCGCGTAGGGGGCGAACCGCTCCACCAGGTCGGCGGCGGCCGGCTCGGGGATCAGGCCGCCGCGGTGGGGAGCGCCAGCGGGAGGGGCTTGTGGTGGTGCGGGTGGTGCGGCCCCGCCGCGCTGGCGCTCGAGCTCGACGTAGGCCCGAGCGATGTCCTCGGCGGACTTGCCGGCGAACTTCTCGGGCATCGTGAACGGCTTGGGTTCCGGCGGGGGACCAGAGCCGGGGGGCCCTTGGCCGGTGCTGCCGGGGGAGATGGTGGGCGCGCCTTCAGTTTTCGGGCTGGGATCGGGCATGGTCTAGGAGAGTCGTCGGTAGTGGGTTCCCGTCCAGTACAGGTTCGGATCGGCGTCCTGTTCGGGGGTTCGGGGCATGGTCGGGGTGACCTGTGAGGCGTTCTGAGCGCGAAGCCCGCGCTGGTTGAGCTGTCGGCCGGCGGCGGCCATCAGGTTCCGGGCCATGCGGAGCTGGCGCCGGGCGGTCTCGTTGTCCATGTTCTCGGGGACCTCGAGCCGGCCGTCGTCGGCGATGTTCATTCCGGGAAGCCCGCCCTCGTAGACGACGCCCGGCTGGGGCCGTTTCGGGCGGGGCATGGGTGGGTGCCCGGGCCCGGACACCGGGACCGCCGTGGGCGGCGGCATGAGCTCCGGCTCGCTGGGGAACATCCTCTCGATCTCGCTGGGCTCGCTGGGCTCGACGGGCTCGGTTTCTTTCTTCGGCATGGTCGGTTTCTCAGGTGGGTTGGAGTTGATCTCTCACGATCTGGCCGCCCTGTCGCACCATCTCGGGGCCGAGTTGCTGCTGGGCGATCTGCGCGGAGCGGGCCTTGCGCAGGGCGGACGCCTGTTCGGTGGTGCGCAGGTAGCGCGTACCCACCCCGGAGGAGTGGGCGAGTTCCTCGAGCACCTTGCGCCGGTCGATGTCGAAGCCCATCGCTTCGTCGGGGGGAACCCTGGAGGCGGAGGTCAGGAAGGTGCTCATCTGGCGCAGCCGGATGCCGCGCCCCAGGCCCTCCAGGCCGGCGATGATGCGCGTCTTGACCCCCGAGCCCTCCTTCACGGCCGGGAGCTTGCCGGCCTTCACCAGGCGGGCCTCGGTCATGCGCAGGATAGGGAGCTGGATCTCCGCGCTGAGGATCGAATAGGCGCCGCCCATGGTCTCGTCGAGCTCCTGGGCGAGGGTCTGGATCTCCACGGCGGTCACGCGCTCGGCGTCGCGCTGGATCGACTGGCGCATGAAGAACGCGGTTTGCAGGTCGTTGCGAAGTCCCTGGCCGGCGCCCAGGACCAACTGCATATCCCCGTTCTTGTCCAGCTTCAGGGCCGTCACGTCCTCGGCGTTCCCCCAGCGGTGGGCGCCGTTGGGCGCCTCGGCCAGCATTTCCGGGGTGGTCGGCCCGTTGGGGTTGTGCAGCCAGACCAGGCGGGCGGCCTCGGCGGCGAGTTCGACGGTGGACTGGGCCAGGCCCTCGAGCGAGGCGATGTCGCCGATCATTCGGTCGACCAGGCCGCGCCCGTAGGGCTCTCCGCAGCAGGGATCGAACCTGGCCGGATGCACGGGCAGCAGCTCGCGGGTCGGGTATTCTGCTCGGGTGTTGGCAATCGCCTTGTTGTCGTACTCCTGCCAAGCGTCGTAGATGGGTGAGCCCTCGCGCTTGAGCCATCCGGTGTAGATATCGACCGGATCGTCCTTCTTGGAGACCACGGCCAGCAGGTCGGGCGGAAGGCCGCGGCGGCTCACGCGCTCTCTCACCACCACGGCCAGCAGGTTGTCCTCGCCGTCCACGTCGCAGACGTAGGAGGGCAGCCGGTGCAGCCGCAGGCCGGTTCCGTCCTTCTTCTCGCGCAGCAGGATGTTCCCACCCACCACCAGGTTGGGGAACACCTCGCTCATGCGCGCCCGGAACGCCTCGCCCTCCAGGTGGTAGGCGATGATCTGGGTGCGCAGCTCGGAATCCTTCTTGGCCTGCTGGATCTGGGTGTTCTGTCCGGCGCGCTCGGCGTCCGCCACCGACTGGGGATCGAGCTGGATCTCGAAGAAGTCCAGGCCGGGCGGGAACATGGTGAGCTGAAACTTGCTCGACACCGAGGCGACGCCCATGGCCCCGATCGACTGGAAGGGGTCGTCGAAGTCCCACTGTCCGTCGTGGCCTTGTTCGGGGAACAGGGTGGGCACGGTGAGCGACGCGGCATCGCGGGCTCGGCGCAGGTAGGGCTCCCGGCGCGGCTCCAGCTTCTCGTACAGCTCGGCTAGGGTGTCAGGCATTCACTGTCGTTGGTGGGGGGATTCTGAGCTGGCTGAGGCCCGTGCCCCTGGACGTGCGCTCCTCGTCTTCCTCGGAGGCCAGCGGCTCCCAGATGCGGCTCGCGCCCTTCTCTGGTTCCGGCGGAGGCGGATCGGGGGACTCCGCGGTCTCCGGGTCTTCGGGGCTGAAGGCTTGCATCTTGTCCAGCTCCAGCTTGCGGAGGAACCCCCCGACCTCTCCTCTGAAACACATCGCTGGTCTACCCGCCTACTCCATGGCCTTGAAGCGCCGCGCCGACATAGAGCCCGGCTTCCTTCTGCGACTCATACACCGAGCGGATCATGCGAACAACCTCGACCTGGGCCGATCTGGCCACGATTTCCAGATGCGGAAGCGTCCTGTCTGGAAAGCGGTCCGGGTACGACGCCTCCAGCCATTCCACGACAGCCTTCGGAATGGGCGGAACGGCGACCTCCCTTCTCGGCGCTTGGGAACTTCCCCCGCGCGCGCACGCGCGAATGCGATCCAACCTCGTGTTTCTCGGTTCGGGAACCATGGCTCTATCTCCGTTGCAGCTTCGACTCTTTCAGAACACGATCCGCACAGGAGGTAACCACCCATGCTCACCCGCACTGAACACACTGGCACTGGCGGCGTCCAGACCTACACGATCGGCTTCCCGTACTTGCGCCAAACCTACGTCCACCTCTTCGTCAACGACGTGGAGACGACCGGCTTCACCATCTCGACCGACGGCCTCGATGTCGTCATCAGCTCTCCGTCCATTCAGGACGGCGACGACATCCTCATCATGCGCACGACCGCGCCCGAGGACATCAACCGCCTGGTCGACTTCGCCAGCGGCTCGGCCCTCACCGAACAGGATCTCGACAACGCCGTCCTTCAGCTCCTCCACCTGATTCAGGAGCGCAAGGACATCACCGACCTGTCCGATCCGCACGTCATCGACACGACCATCCACGTTCCCGACGGCGGCACCCAGGACCAGGTGCTCGCCAAGCTCTCCGCGCAGACCGGGGACGTGGGCTGGGCGGGCGGCATGATCTTCTCGCTGCCCAGCCCGCCGGACGGCTGCATCCTCACCTTCGACGCCGCCGGCGTTCCCTACGTGCTTGTGCCGGGCTCCAACGGCCAGGTGCTCACCACCCACGGAGCGGGCGCGGCGCCCACCTGGGAGGATCTCCCGTGACCGTCGACACCTACCTGGTGGCCGGCGGCGCCCCGGTCTGCCAGTTCGCCCAGCCTGCCTCCGGGGTGAACTTCTGGCCCCGCTCCACCTACCACCCCGACACCGCCGGCGTGGTCTCCTTCAAGGTCGAGCTCGACCGTCTGAACCAACTCGGCCTGGATACCACCGTCGAGTTCGACTTCGCCGGAAGCGCCGAGATGCACGTCGACTTCTCCGAGATCACCCACTCACCGATTGTCATCGGCGCGGCCGAGACCGTCGGCTGGATCACCGTCCGGCTCCTGCGCGACGCCCGCTTCTGGACCGAGCGCGAGCTCCAGATCCGGCTGCGCTCCGTCTCCGACGGCGCCCTCATGGGCCGATTCAACGTGCATCGCGCGTACTTGCGCTCCACGCTCGAGGCGCCGCAGGTCCAGCACACCAGCCAGGCCGCCATCGACATCGCCCAGGGCGCCGATCCCCGCGCCGTCCCCATCGAGATCAGCCTCACCGAGCTACAACTCGCCGAGTCCATCAGCGTCAGCACCGGCAAGTTCGGCAACAACATCCCCTGGCCGATCATCAGCCGAGAGGAATCCATCGTCCCCTACGCCCTCTCCGGCACGGCCGTCAAGGACACCGACTTCACCATCTCGCCCGACTCTCCCCTGGTCATCCCCGCCGGCGCCCGCTCCGCCAACCTCCTGGTCACCACGCTCGACCCCGCCACCGCCAAGACCCTCATCATCACCCTGGCGCCGCCCATCGGATCCATTCGCCGAAACCTCCTCTCCTACTCCCACATCGGCGAGTTCGAGTGGAGCCGGCCTCGCATCGTCGACCAGGACGACACCACGCCGCCCTGGGACAAGTCCTTCGGAAAACCCTCCGACTGGTGGGCCGGGTGCAACAACGTACCGCTCCCCGACGGCTGGGAAAAACGCTCCAGCCTCCGACACGAAGCCAGCGGCACCAACCCCGACGGCACGACCGCCTATCGCTACTACTCCAACGCCGACCTGCATACCACCGTCTACGGCTGCATCCTCAAGACCTTCGACGGCGACCTGGTCGGCGCCTCCTTCGACAAGGTGCATGACGCCAACATCCAGGGCGGAAAGTGGAACGTCCTCTCCGCCTACTGCAAGGAATCCGACTCCGAATACTTCTCCCTCACGCTCCTCGACCGGACCGTTCAGGCATCCAGCACCCCCGAGCTCGCCAACCACTCCGTGTACTGGCGATGGGTCGCCGGCGAGCCCACCGTCTTCGATACCGACAACCTGGCCTCACCCGACCACTGGGGCGTCCTGGCCTCCGACCCGCTGGCCATCAACGGCTGGAAGCGAATCTACCTGGCCTGGAAAGCCGCCGCCTCCAACGACGGCGATGTCTCCCAGATGATCCTCCGGCCCGTCCTCGAAGAAGACGGCACCATCCTCAACGAACACGGCACCCTCTTCTGGGGAACCCAGTTCGAGTACGGCACCGCCGGCACCCCGGCCGGCGACGTTTCCGCCTACCAGCCCGTCGACGGGATGCACTTCTGGCCTCACGAATGCTGCACCCGCGGCCTGTTCTACACCCGGACCATCAACCTCCTCGGGCCATGATCTCCCGACGATCCCTCTGCCACTCCATCACCGCACTCGCCCTCCTGGGCCCACTCGCCCGAATCCCCAGGATCCGCGAAGACCCCGAGGCCGACATCATCGAGGCCCTCGAGGCCGCCGCCGAGCTCCTCGACAACCCCGACCCCCCACCCACCATCACCTGCCCATTCTGCCACGTCCACTTCTCCGCCCTCTGGACCTACGAGCGCGGCACCATCTCCAAGCCCTGGAAGGGAAAACCCTTCATCGAGCTCTGGGCCTGCGCCCGCTGCACCGGCCTCTTCCCACTCATCGGCGGACAACCCTGCGACTCCCACGAGCTCCGCTACCACTTCGACCTCCTCGCACAAGTCGCCTACTTCCGCACCCGCTCCCCCATCCACAACCGCACCCTCTGCTGCGCCATACCACAGCCCTTCGACCTCGACGAACGCCTGGCCGAGGCGCTCCACGACGCCCACCTCCCATGACCTCCATCCACGTCCGCCGCACCACCGCCGATCGCCTCCACTCCGCCCGCATCGGTCTCGACCGACGTACCTACCAGCTCGGCTTCAAGCTCACCTGCCCCCACTGCGGACGCGACCCCTCCTACACACCCTCCGACCTCCGACACAACCACCGATACCCCCGCGACGCTCACGACATCATCTGCCGAGCCTGCCAAAAACCCTTCCCCGTCACCGTACACCGCGAAGGCTTCGACTGGTACGAAGTCCACCAGTGGGGAGCACGACACGACGGACCCGGCGGAAAACTCCAATTCTACCCACCCAAAGAAACTCAATCCTGGGGGCCCAGAGGATGAATCCAGAACCCCACCCCTACAACAACTTCCCACCCGTCGTCGTCGTCTGGAGAGATTCCGCAGCCGGATCAGGATGGACTCACCTCTCCAAACTCGACGGAGAAACCTGCGCAATCGTCTCCGTCGGCTTCCTCATCAACGAAACACCACACTCCATCGAAATCACTAACGGCATCAGCCAGTGGGCCCGGTGCAACGACCCACTCACCATCCCCTGGGAAAACGTCGTCGCGCTCGAGAACCTCTCCCTCCCCGACCTCAACCCCAGCCTCGACTGGGCACGCTCACACTCGCCACGGTGAGCCCCCGGGAATCGCTCGCCAGACCTTTGCAGCGCACCACCGCGGCCACAAGGAGCAGGGGTTTTCCGGCATCCGTTTCAGGGCTTTCTCGCGTTCGTTTCAACAGAATAGGGGGGGACCAGAAGATCCACGTGCTCACCACTTGGCCGGAATTTGGGGGGCATTTGTGAGGGGGCGGATACGTGGAGCTTGCGCACAGAACCCCCCGTTCGCTCCGATCAGGGCGGGGGGGGGAGGGCCTCTCACGGGCCCTAGAAAGGGGGGTCCGGGGGGGGCCGGGCCCTCGACCCGCCATAAGTAGCGGCCCGGGAAGGACTTGGATCGCACCCGAAGTGCGATCGGGGGGCCTCTCCGGGCCCTCTCTCGCGCGTGCGGGGGGATGGGGGGCGCGGGTGCCGGGTGCGGGCTTGTGTGCGGTGGTGCCTTTGCGCCTTGTCCTCCGGGTGCGGTTGTGGATGGGGGAGCGGGTCGCGCGCGCTGTCTCAGAGAAGAGAGACGGTAGGGGAGAGAGAGAGGAGCCGGAGGGGAGGGGGTGAAACCATCCTGAGTGCGCGGGGGGGGCGCGTGTCACGCGCGCGCGGGGCGTGGGGGTCTGGGGCGCGCGGGGCGTGGGGGTCGAGTTGGTCGGGGGGGTTCCGGGGGCCTGGGCCGCGAGACGGCCTGAGTTGGCGCGTGCGGGGGGCGGGCCGGGGGTAGGGTTCGGGGTCGGGTCGGGTGCCGTGGCGAGCGGGGGCGGGAGCTGGGGCGTGGGAGCCGGGCCGGTGGCGGGAGAGCTGGCGGGGGCAGAATCCCGGTGGCGGGCCGGCCGCAAGGTGGGGCGGGGCCGGGGGTTAGATTCGCACCTAGAAATATATCCGGGATTGTGGGATCGGTCGGGGGGGTTCTGCCGTTCTACTTTATGCGCGGGCCGCGTGCGGTTCGCATAGCTCGATTCAACCGATCGGGCGCCGACAACACCTAACCAAAGAGAGCTGACCGATGAAAGTTGACAAGAAGTACCGCCTTCACAAGGCGGCCGCGAAGGACTTGGGGCGCTATGCCATGAACGGGGTGAGCCTGGAGCTCCGCCAGCCTGGGGACCCTGAGATGGACGTGGGGGAAGGCGAGCGGGCCGGCCTGGCCGTGGCCACGAACGGGCGGATCCTGGCCGTGGTGCCCGTGGGCCTGGCCGAGGATGACGAACCTGGCCTGGTGCCGGCCGAGGCATTCCAGGCTGCCACGAAGGGGGCCGGCGGGTCCTCGGTGATCCGGGCCAACGGTGACGTGACGGTGACGAACGGCAAGAGCCTGACCGTCCACGCGCGGCCGGAGGGTGAGTTCCCTCGGTGGCGCCAAGTGCTGCCGGCGGCCGGGAAGCTGGCGAGCTGGCGACTCCGCCTGAATCCCTCGCTCCTCTGGGATCTGGCCCAGGCGATCGGGTGGAACAAGGACGAGCAGTGCATCGCGCTGACCCTGATGGAGGGCCCGAAGGGCCGGCCTGACGTTACCCGGCCGATCCACGTCGAACACCAGGCGGGGGGTTTTGGCTGTCTGATGCCGATCACCCGAGACAAGGACGAGCCGGGCCCCGACGTGGCGCTGGCGCTGGCCGGCGGGCCCGTGGAGGGCAAGGCTCTCGCCGACTACTCCTCGGAGGAGCTCGCCACCGAGCTGGACAGGCGAACGGCCAAGGAGCTTGGCCTGTCCGACGTTCCCACCGGGAACGTGGTATTCCTCGCCGATCCTGAGCTGGAATCGGCGCGGGAGGAGCTCGCCGACGCCGAACGGGAGGCGGTCGAAGCTTCCTGGACGGGCCGGCCCGTGGACGCGGCCGAGCTCCTGGAGCTCGAGGAGCGGGTGAGCCGGCTCGAGCTGGCGGCGGCCGCGCCGAGGGTGCCGGCCGTCGAGCCGGAGGAGGTGGACGAGCTGGAGCCGATCGGGGGCGGAGTGGAACTGCGCTTGAACGAAGAGAGGAACGGGGTGGAGCTGGTGTTTGATGAGAAGCCCGACGCCGACGTGCGGGCCGAGCTGAAAACCGCCGGCTTCCGCTGGCACCGCCGACTCGGCCTCTGGTACGGCAAGCGGACGCCCGATCGGCTCGCCTTCGCGGCCCGTCTGGTGCGGGGGGCGGTCTGATGAGCGCCACACTCACGAGCGCCGATCGCGCTGAGCTGGTGCGGGCCCACGAGCGCCAAGCGAACGGGGCCGAGTCCTTCATCCGCCACTGGCTGGGGATGATCTACACAGGCGGCATGGAGTACGTGGCCGAGACGTGCGGGGCGTACTGGCTCCTCGACGCCGTGGCGAGCTGGCAACCGAAGATCAGGCGGAAGGGCCCGGCCCTGGCCGAGTTCCAAGTCTGGCGACTCCGCCGGCGGCGGGCCGGCCGCAACGCCGGAGAGTGGGTCCTGGACGCCTGGACGGACACGCCCGGCGAGCCGGGATCGGTGCGCCTGGCCGTCCAAGTGATTCCCTACTCTGACTTCCCCGAGGAGCTGGCGCCGTTCGAGTTCTACGTGGAGAACGGCACGGCCCTGCTCAAGGGCGAACGGTAGACGTCGAAACGCGGGCCCCTTCGGGGGTCCGCGTCGCCCGGCCGCTCCGGGCCCGACGAGACTCCGCGCGGGTCGCTCCCGCGCCGACAACACCGAGGAAATGATGACGAGCCACAATGGACACGCGGGCCCGGCTCAAGGCCCCTCGCTCTCGATCGCCGAGCTGGTCGAGCTCACCTACGCGGGCCGCTGGTCTGGCCAGGCGAGCGAGGAAACGAGCCTGTCGAACGGCCGAGACATCGCGCGCGAGCTGGGTGAGGAGCGGGGGGTGCGCTCGCTCCGGCAGGGCGACGTCGACCGGCTGCGCGGGGGCCTCCGCCGGCGGGGCCTCACCCCCGGGACGATCAACCGTAAGTTGGCGGCCCTGTCGGCCATGCTGCGCACCGCGCGGGCCCACGGGGTCTCGCTCCCGGCCCTCGACGTGCGGCGGGAGCGGGACGGCCAGGGCCGGATCCGGACCCTCTCGGAGGCCGAGGAGGCGCTCTTGCTTGCCGCGTTTCGGGAGCTGAAGCTGCGCGAGCGGCCCGCCGACGCGATCGAGGCGGAGCGCCTGGTGCGCTTCCTGCTCGCCGTTGGTTGCCGCGTGTCGGAGGCCCTGGGCGCGAGCTGGCGGAACGTGGACGTGCGGGACGGCCGGCAGTGGCTCCAGCTCGCCGAGACCAAGAACGGCACGGCCCGGACCCTACCCTTGCCCCGTGGCGCGTCGGAGGTCTTGCTCCGTCGCGGGGACGGGCCCGACGAGCCGCTTTTCGCCGTCTCGTACAAGCGGTTTCACTACCTATTCGAGCGCGCGCGCGAGCGCGCCGGAATCGAGGACTCCACGCTGGTCCCGCACTGCCTCCGACATACGTGCCTGACTCGCTTGGTCCGTCGCGGGGTTGAAGTTGCTCGGGTGCAACGGTGGGCTGGTCATCGAAGGATCGAGACCACGATGCTCTACGTTCACCTGACCGGCCATGACCTCGAAACAATTGCCGACCTCGACTGACCTCGAAGCGTTGATCTGTGAAGACGGGGCGCGGGCCTACCGCGAGCTCCGCCGGCGCCAGACAGAGCTCGGCAACGAGACTCTGCTGGCCCCGGTGGGGCGCCTCTTGCGCGTGTCCACCACGGCCCTCGCCGAAGCGGTGGGCGAGTGGCTCCTCTGGATCGAGGGGCGCAAGCGACAGCCGCACGCGGCCTATCCGTTCATCCGCGAGTGCGGCCCGGAGCTGGCCGCTCACTACGCTTGCCAGACGGTCCTGGACCAGTTGAGCCGCGAGCGCCACTACGCCAACGTGGCCCGGGAGATCGGCCGGCGCGTGGAGGATGAGCTGAGGATCCGGTGCATCCGAGAGAACGACTACGCGGCGTGGAAGCGCCTATGCCTGTTCGGCGGGCGGGGGCGGAAAGGTAGCGCACTTGACGTGCGCCGGGCCGGCCGGGCGACCGTGAAGGTGAGGGGTATTCCCTGGGGGGGCTGGAGCCATGAGAAGCGGATTCAGGTCGGGGTGGTGCTGCTCGACCTTCTGATCCGATCGACCGGGCTGGTCGCCAAGGAGATGCGCGACCAGCACATCCCGGGGCGCCACACCTGCCGCCAGCACTTGATCCTGGTGCCTCACCCACAGACGATCGAGTGGCTGGAGCTCGCGCACACCCGCACCGAGCGGCTGACCCTGCGGCATCGACCGATCGAACGGGCCCCGGAGCCCTGGGGCGCCGAGTTGGAGGGGGGCGGATACCACCTGGAGGGCCTGAGTTACCGGCTGGTGAAAGAGCCGCGCGGCGGGTTCGAGCGGCGGGCCCCGGTGGTGGCCGCGGCGGCCAACGCCTTGCAGTCCACCGCCTGGCGGATCAACCGCCGGGTGCTGGCCGTGCTTCAACGGGCCTGGGAGCGCCAGGTCGAGCTTCCCGACATTCCGCCGGCCGGCAAGCTGCCGTGCCCTCCCTGGCCGGGGCTGGAGGACGAGGAGAAGGAGCGGGAGTGGCGGCGCCTGGCGGCCTCGCTGCACCGAGGCGATGAGTCGCGGATGGCCCAACGGATCCGCGCGGCCCGGCTGATCGAGCAGGCCAGCCAGATGGAGACGATCGAGCGCCTCTACTTTCCCCAGCGGGCCGATTTTCGGGGCCGGCTCTACCCCAGGGCCGGCTCGCTGGGCTGGACCGGCGGCGACCTGGCCCGGGGCGTGCTGGAGTTCGCCGACGCCGTGGAGTGGACCGAGGGGGGCGTGGCCGAGACTCAGTGGCTCGCCTGCCACCTGGCCGCGCGCTGGGGCCTGTCCCGGGCCTCCTACGAAGTGCGCGTGCGCTGGGTGAAGGCGCGCCGCCAGGAGATCATCGCTGCGGCGACCGCGCCGCTCGAGCGCCGAGGCTTCTGGAGCGGCGCCAAGGATCCCTGGGAGTTCCTGGCCGCCTGCTTCGCCTGGGCCGACATGGAGCTGGGGCGCGGCGACGGCCACCTGCGCCTGCCGGTGAGCGTCGACGCCAGCGCCAACGGGTTGCAGATCGACTCGCTCTTGATCCGAGATGAGGTACTCGCCCAGCGGGTGAACGTGATCCCCTCCGATGTCCCCTCCGATGTCTATGGTCTGATCGCGAGTCGGGCAACCGAGGTGCTGGCGGGCGAGGACGGCGAAGAGGAAGCGCCCTGGGCTCGGACCTGGCTGGACATGCTGGGCGGCACGGTCACGCGCGAGCTCGCCAAGCTGGGGGCCATGACCTTGATCTATGGGGCTGGCCGGAAGGCCGTGCGCGACGACCTGGTGCGGTGGTACGAGCGGCTGGTGCGCCGCGACTGGGGCGGGCGCTACTGCTGGCCCTGCTGGTATCTTGCCGACGTGCTCTACCGCTCGACCCGCGAGCTGACCGGGCGGGCGTTCTGGCTGGTCGAGTGGTTCCGCGAGGCGGCCCGGCGCCTGGCCCGGCAGGGAATCCCGCTGCGCTGGACCACGCCCTCGGGGTTCTTCATCGTCACCGACCGGCGCCGGCAACGGTCGAGGATGATCCAGACCGCGACGGAGGGCACGGTGCGCGTCACCCGTGCCACCGAGGACACCGAGGAGCTGTCACCCAAGGACCAGGCCAAGGCGGCGGCCCCGAACTTCGTGCAGTCGCTCGACGCGGCCGTGCTGCACCTGACGGTGGCCGGGCTGGCCGAGCGGGGCGTGCGCTCGATCGGCACGGCGCACGATGCGTATGCGGTTCACTGTGCCCACGTCGGCCGACTACACGGGGAGCTGCGGCGGGTTGTCTGCGCGATGTTTGAGCGGGACCTGCTGGCCGAGTTCGCGGCCGGCCTGACCGACGACCCCTCGCTGCTCCCCTCGCTGCCCGACTACGGCGAGCTCGATCCCTCAGTCGTTGCCAGCTCGCCCTACCTGTTCAGCTAGGGCCTGTCGAGCGCCGAGAGGGACTTGTCTTTCATCGCTTCTCCTCGCGCGGCAGTAGGTTCCAGAGCCGGCGCACTTCGTCCTTGCCGCGAGGGGTGGGGCGCTCGGACGGCCCCCGCGTTGCGCAGGTCCAGCACTCGACGTAACAGGTCTCGGCCCTGCCGACGAAGCGCACGACGGAGCGCCTACACTCTGGGTTCGGGCACGGCTTGAGCGTGGTCTCGCCCATCGTCCTCCCCCTCCCCCGCCTCGGCGGGCGCTTGCCACGGCCACGGAACCTCCTCGCACCAGCCTCCGCGCAGCCGGACCTTTTCACCATCACAGTCCAGCAGGTCTGCCGGCTCGAACTCGATCCGCCACAGCTTGGCCGTGGGGTCAATACCGAAGTATGTCCACGCTCGCGCTGCGCTCGTCGCGTGCAGGCCGCGCACGCATGTGCTGCTACCAGCCGGCGCGTGCTCCACATCGACCCGGCCGGCCGCCTGCTCGAAGTCTGCGTTGTATCTACCGCGCCCTGTGCTTGTCGTGCTGCGGTACGCGACGCCCCTGCCGTTGGGCAGCCACACCACGCCGGCGAGGGACGCCATGTAGAGCAGGCGGTGTGGGGTGCGCTGGTCGTGCCAGACGCCGCCGTGCCAGACGCCGCCGTGCCAGACGCCGCCGTGCCAGACGCCGCCGT